CTGCACTACAGAGGCAATCAGACCGCCTAACTGATCAGCTTCTGATCCATTACCAGCAACAGATGAGCCTGTGGCATCTACATTTACAGTGATCATATTTGTTGTACCTCCTTCCCCGATTGCATGATTTGGAATTATATTGCCACCTCGTGAACCCATTTGCAAAATCTCTGGGCCTTTTTCTCCAACAAGATATGCACCACCAGCAGCTACTGGACCACCCCTTTCTCTTTTAAATAAACTACCTAAAAATCCTCCAACTTTATCTCCTATACCAGCAACAGCCCTTTCAATTTGTACTTCAATAAGTTTTCTTTTTAAATTATTTAATACGTTAACTGCTGCTTGTCCAAGACTTTGAGTTCCCATAACTGCATCAGTAAGATTACCAACAATACTTTTTTCTATACTCGCACCTATTTCCATAAATTTTTGTGATAATTGATCTAATTCAAATCCCTCTTCTCTTAAATTATCTAATATTGTTGATTGAAGATTTATATTTAATTTTAATTTATTTATTTTTAAATCTAAATCTTCGTTAATTTCATTAGTTTTTTGACTTTCAAGAAGTTGTAAATCATTTTTTAAATTAATTAATTTAAATTCTTGTTCTTTAAATTTAATTTGATTTTTAGTAAGATTTAATCTATCTTTTTCTATTTTTAATGCTTGCTGTAAAGGTAATATTTCTTTATTTTCAATCGTTCTAGTTTTAATAAAAGCAGCTTCTATCTGAGCTGGAGCATTTGCAGTTCTAGCTAAAGTTCTATTAGCAGCAAAAGAATTATCTGTTAAAACTTCATCTTTTTGTTTTATTTTAGCTAATTCTTTATTGACTTCTTCTACACCACCAGGTCCAAATAAAATTGTATCAAGAAATGGTTTAGCGGTCTTTTTAAATTTTTCATACGGTATTTTATTTAACAAATCAACTATTGGGCCTATAACATCTGCTGCTAAGACAGTAAATTGTAAACCTAATTTAGTTAAATCATCTTTGAATTGATTTAATTTTTCAGTAGTTTGTTCAAGTTCTTTTGGAGTTTTACCTGTTATTTCACTAAATTCAGCTAAAACAAGATTTGAAGCTGTAGTAGTTAAACCTAATTTTTCTAATTGTAATGCTAATTTACCAGTTGGTTTGTTAGCTAAATTCAATTTATCAACTAATTTTTGTATATTTTCTGTAGGTCGTGCAAGAGCAATAGCTAAATCATCTACAGCTTGACCAACTGTTGTACCAGCAATAGATAAAGCGAATCCAAACTGACCACCCAAAGCACCTCCAGCAAGACCACCAAGAGCACCACCTATTGCTGCTGTTGGACCTTGTCCAAATAACAAGGGAAAACCACCACCAATAATTGCACTTCCAAAAGCATTGGAAAAATTACCACCTCTTCCACCACCTCCAAATCCACCACCTGTTCTTGGGATTGTTTGTGTGGCAGCGTTTGCTTTGTTTGTTTTTACTTGTTTTTGCCTTATAACTAAAATTTTTCGATCTGCTTGTAAAATTTTGTTTTTAATAGCTAATTCTTTTTCAAGGATTTTTACAGCACTTGAAATTCCCTTAATACCTCTATTATTTAAAATATTAACTTTTTTATCTAACTGCTCTGTTTTTTTTAATGCTCTATCTAACTTGGATTGACCAATTACCTTAAAATTTATATTTACACCGTAATTAGCCAAAGCAAATACAAAACTTTATTTTAGTGTACCGCTTTTATGGTTTTCTTGCTCGTGATTTATCCTTTGCATTTTGTATTGCTTTTTCTTCATAATCTCTTTTTAACTCATAGTAAGCTATCCAATTAACAAACTCTTCCTGTGTCAATTTATCTGTTAATTCTCCAATAGTCATTTTCAATTCTGTAGCTAAGAAGAACAGAAAAAACCAATCATTTTTAGCTTTTTAAATCTGCCTTCGCTTCCTCCAATTTATATTCACTACCAGAATTTAACATTGCAAGTTGAATGTCTTGCAGGGTAGATGCATTTACTTCTCTTCTTAAAGAAGCTTTATGACCATCTTGAAATAATCTTTTACCATCTTTATCAAGTGCTTTCTGTATTAAAAGATTTAAAGCAAATTCATCATTACTAGAATCCAAACCATTTCTTGATTGACCAATAATTGATTCTCTTTCAGCAAGAGTCAACGGATGCCAATAGATTTCTAAAATAGTTTCATCTCCATCTTTTAATTCATAAAGGTATTTCTGCTGAACACCAAACTTATTCTTGAGAAGTTCAATTGCTTCCATATAAATTTATTAGATATTATATTAGTATACTAGGCGTTAGCAGAGAATTGGCAAGATATTACACCAATAAAATGACTTCTATCTTCAATTTCTAAAGGAGTAGGGCCATTTATATCTAAAACTCTAGGAGTACAACTAAAAGTATCAGTATAATCAGAAGCATTAACAGAAGTAAGACCATCAATCACTGCTTCAGAAATAGCAGATAAAACTGAAGTACCTTTTGACTTAGGAACATATACATTACATTGAATTACACCAGCATAATAATCTGAACTTGCACCCTGATTTTGTAATGTTGATTGTGTGAAATCTAAACTCATCAAAATATATTTTGTACTTTTTCCTGGAGTTGTAAAATGAACATTATCATAAACCATTTCTACTGTGTTATCTGCT